GCATACACCCGCGGCATCTACGATGCTTATGCCGACAACTCTGTACGATTCCTAACCCTAGCAAAGAGCGCACAGGTTGGAGGAACGCTAGTCCTCAAAAACCTAGTTTTATGGGACATAGCTAATAATCCGGGTCCTGGTTTGTATGTCACAGCTAATGTAAAGTTGGCAGGACATTTCAACGATCGTGAGCTTGAGCCTCATTTTCGGCATTGTAGGGAGGTGGAGAGACTAGCGAACAGAAAACGTGGTGAATGGTCGAAGCTGGAAAAGATATTTAGCAATGGAGCCACGTTAGGTCTGATAGGGTCTAATTCACCGTCTAACCTCGGTTATCGTCCGGTGATGAACCTCAAAATGGATGAGGTAGACAAGTGGCCGGGTGAGAGTAACAAAGAAGCGCCAGCAGATCAGTTGGCCGAAGCCAGGACTAAATCCTATGGAGACGTCCGCAAGGTACTCGCCACCTCGACACCCACAATCGAGAATGGCGCAATTTGGCAACGGTTCCTGAGAGGTAGCCAAGAAAAATATTATGTCCCCTGTCCACACTGCGGGTTTAAACAGGAGCTTCATTTTTTCTACAGGGAGAGCGAAAAGAATGGCGGTGTATGGTGGCCCGAGGATTGTCGTCGAGAGGATGGGAGCTATGATCTAGACCGCGTGGAACGCGAGACGCGCTATAGGTGTGTTAGTTGCGATGAGCCAATACACAACGACAAGAAGAGCGCCATGAATCTCGCGGGTGAATGGGTTAAGACCAACTCCAATGCGCCAGTAAGCCACCGTTCGTTTCACATCTCGGCGCTCTACTCACCGTTCGAGACCTGGGGTGGGATAGCAAAGGCATTCCTTCAATCGAAAAATGCGGCTGGGAGAATGCACGACTTTTTTAACAACTACTTAGGTCTACCCTGGACACGCCAGGCAACAGTTGTTAAACGCAGCGTGATTAAGGAAATCGTAGAGATCTCGCCAACCTACAGACGTGGAGAGCTTCCTATCAAGCCGATTGTCATAACGATGACAGTCGACGTCCAGCGAGAGAATTTCTGGTGGGTTATTCGAGCATGGGAGAGAACTGGCGTTAGCTACCTGATCGACTATGGACCATCGATTTCTTATGAGGACCTGAGAGAAATAGTATCAACAGAATATGAGTTCGATGGGCAGAAATATAAAATCTATAAAGCGATGATAGATTCTGGCTACGCGGCCAAACATATAGCGGGTGTCTATGATCAGTGTATTAGGTCTGGAGGGAAATTCTTCCCCTCCAAAGGGGCGACTAAAAGTCAGGGATTACGCTCGTCTGTCCGTCATTCCCCGATAGAATATAAACAATGGCCACTGGTCCTAGAGACCTACGACGATGATATTTACAAGGAGGAGCTGTACCGACGCAGGATAAAGGAACGCGAGGGTAAGGCGTGGTACCTCCCTGTTGACATTAACAACGAATATATTGACCAACTCACAGCCGAGAGGCTAGTTGAGAGAACCTCTCCACGTGGTGGGATCGAATTTGTTTGGGAGAGTTCGAGGGACAATCACCTAGGCGACTGCGAAAAAATGCAGTTGGTGTTCTGGGATCTAGTGGCCCCACACGTCAGACTTGAAGAGCCCGACGAAGATCCGGACACAGAACACTCAGAACCACTGCTCAAGGTTGACACCCCGCTACCTGAGTGGAGCTAAGAGTTGAAGCATTAGCGCGGTACGCCAGACGGCAGAACCCAGAAGACCCGATCTCGTTTCTGGAAGACATCCTCTGTGAGACCATAGAGGAAATAAAAATGGCCGGGAAGATCACCGCCGTCTCTGAGGGTGGTCGGTCAACACAGTTCACTTTCTATCGAGGTGAGCACCCTGGCGAGTTGATCATGTGCGCCATCAACTACCTGGAGGCCGTTAGAGAAACTGGGATCGCGCCCCAAAAAGTCCACATCGCAGACTTTTCGCAAATTCAAATTTAACTAACTATGAGACCGATCAGACGATTCAAAAATTGGCTCAATAGTTGGTGGGGTGGCAACGGAGCTTTTGCCAGTGCACAGAGCAGCCAAGCGCGCTCGAACGTCCCTGAATTTAGTATGGAGGGTGAAAGGATTCTCTCGCCAGAATCTCGCTATCAACTGCTAAAAAAATCTAACTGGCTGTATGGCAACCTTGGACTGTTTAGGGCGTTAATTAACAAGCCGGTACGTTATGCTGTTGGGAGGGGGATTAGCCCTAGTGCAGCAACTAGAGATCTCGGGTGGAACAAATTAGCTGACGAATGGTTTGATCGGGTCGCCCGAACTAAGGTCTGGGACGTCGCACGTCAACAGAATTTCTGGAAAATGCAGCGGTCTATTGCCCGACACATGATGAGGGATGGCGAATGTTTTGTGCTGCTCATTAATGACGGTAAATGTCAGAGAGTTCAGTTAATTGAGTCAGCCAAAATTGGTTTCAACATGACTGGCGCATTTATTAACAACCCGAAAGCGGTTGATGGCATTGAGTATGATGACTATGGAGCACCGCTGAAATACCATATCAAAGAGGCAGGCATGACCGCTCGGGAGGTAGACGCCGATAACATCCTCCATATCTACGACTCGGAAAGATCCGGCCTTGGGAGAGGACTTCCGTGGGCCTACCACGGCCTTAATCAGGGGCAAGATATGATTGACCTTGTGGGGCTTGAGAAGCGAGCCTCCAAAGTCCATGCAGCGTTTGCGGCTACTCTAAAACGCAAGTCGGGTGCGTTTGGTGACTCGAATATTTCCGGCCTAGGTGCTAATCAAGGCGGCCCTAAGAAAAACCCTAACATAGACAAAATTTTTGGTGGGCAAACTGTACTCCTAGAACCGGACGAGGAGTTAGGTTTACTCCAGAGTAACCGTCCTAACACTGATTTGATTCCGTTCCTCGACTGGTTAGGTCGAGACGCTACCGTTGGGGCTGGTCTCAGTCCCGAATTTGTTTGGAATGTCTCGGAGATGGGTGGAGCCAACACGCGATACATCCTGGCCGACGTAGAGATTTTGCTTAACACTATCCAAGACATCCTCATTGAGGAATTCTGCATCCCATTCCGAAAGCTAGTGTTGGCTGGGGCAATGGAACGAGGAGAGTTACCGCAGTGCAAAGACCACAACTTTGATACTGCTCGCTGGCAGACTCCACCCTCCATCACTGTCGATCGAGGCAGGGAAGGAAAGCTGTATATCGACCTTGTTAGGTCGGGTCTCATGACTCTAGACCAGTACTGGTCAATGCAGGGGCACGATCCAAGAGCGATGCGAGAGCAGTGCATTCGTGAAATCGCTGAGGATTTAGCTCAGTGTAAAAAGCTAGGAGTTCCGTACGAACTCTATAGACCGCCTACGATGCGCCTAGACCCTATCCAGGCGCAGGAAGAGAAGGACGCGGAAGGCACTCCAAGGGCAAAAGCGCTCGACCCCGAGGAGGAGGAATCCGCCGAGTCAGACGTTGACGACGTTGACAACTGACCAGAGTTAGAATGCGACGAATTTTAGAGCAGGTATACGGTCGTCCGTGGTTTTCAGACGTTGGTACGTTCCGGTCTGTTGATCAGGTAGTTCAGAGAAAGCTAAAAGACCCTGAGAGCAGACTCAATATTCTAGACGCCGTAGTTAGCCGGAAGGAATTCTCGGAGCTAGACGAGAATGGAATTGCCACTATCGATATCTACGGCGTCACGGGGCGACGGCTCAGTCAGCTAGAAAAATCGTGCGGCGCTTGTGATTACAACGACCTCGAAGCTGAAATTGGTCTAGCCCTGGAAGCTGGTGCGAAGGCTATTCTGTTCACGGTAGACTCGGGAGGTGGCAGTGCAATCGGGTGTGCCGAGGTTGCTAACCTGATATCTGATATTCAGGTTCCAACAGCTGCTTTTGTCGGCGGTGTTTGCGCCTCTGCCGCCTATTACATGGCCAGCGGGGCAGATTACATAATCTGCACAAATTCTGCGCTAATTGGGTCAATCGGGGTCATTGCCCCATGGGTAGACGAGTCCATGATGTATTCGTTAATCGGACTAAAATTCGAACCGATCACCAACGAAGGAGCGGATCTAAAATCAACTGGGCACGGGCCCTCTCTCACGCCCGAGCAGCGTGAGTATCTACAGGGTCAGGTTAATGATCTCGCGAGGGAATTTAAAGAATTTGTAGCGGTACATCGTCCCGCTAGCCTTAGCCAAGAAGTATGGCGGGCCGGAGCTTATCACGGCTCACGCGCAGTGGCTCTTGGGTTGGCAGACCAGATAGGCACTGTCGATGACGCCTACAGAAATCTTCAGCTAGCAATTCAGATGAACGACGAAATGAACACGCCACAAATTGACACCCAACCAAAAGAAATAAGGAGAAGCGGCTATATGAGGCTCGTGAATCCAGATCAATCAAAAGAATTTATGGAACAAACAGAATTAGAGAATCAAACCAGTGCAGACCCAAAAGTTAATGCTTCTTTTGATGTTCAGTCTGCATTAAGTCATATCCACTCAGAGCTCGGGAAAGCATTCTGCCTCAACGCTGCACTCGAAGCTAAAGTTGAAGTGTTAACGGCGGAGTTAGCGACTATTAAAGCTTCTAACGAAGCGGTTGACCAGCGCTTCATCACGCTTGAAGCCGCTCGCGGTGTCTCCGATGGAATTAAGCAGACTCACAAAGCGGAACAGCTCGATAAGGCCGCTGAGATTCGTCAACGAGTGAACGAAGCCGTTGCAGCCATTATGGCGAGACGAAATTAATGATCATTTGGTTGACACTAAGATTTAACTAACAGGTATATTACAATGTTTAACAATTACCCAACACTCACTGACATCGCCGCTCTGGACGCCGGTATAGGCCAACCAGTAATCGACGAAACTGTAGCTCAGTTTGATGAACTGAGAACTTTCCCTGCCGATAAAATGACGGGAACCTCGCTTGAGCTTTCTGTTCTGGCTAAATTACCAGAGGCCAGCTTCCGAAATGCAAATGAGGGTGTTCCTCGCAGGGCCGCTCATTTTGAGACTAAGAACTTCTCGACGGCTTTCGCAGAACAGCAGATCGGTATTGATCCGGCTGTGCTTAACGGCTCGAAAGATCCGGCCCGTACGTTGGAAGAAGAGTCTCAACCGCACATGATCTCAGTCATGAGCCTGATCGCGAGACAGATCTGGTATGGAAAAGCCAATAACGATCCCAAAGGTTTCGTCGGGATCGGGCAGCAATACGCTGCTGACTCCGATCACGAACTCGACGCTGGTCAAGACACTGACACTGCTTCTGTCTGGTTTCTCCAACTAGGCCCGAGAAATGTTCAGTTAGTCTTTGGTAACGATGAATCACTCTATCAGCGCAATTGGCGTGAGGAGACGATCTATGACAAGGACGGAAATCCGTTCGATGGCTTGACGAGTGCAATTCATGGTCGTCCTGGACTTAAGCTCCAGAACAAGCACTCCGCGATGCGGATCAGAGGTATTGGTAGACAGAAAATCATCGGGACTGGCCTGAACAAATATTACGAGGGCGGTCTGAATGACGATTTGATGTTCACGATATTCCAAATGTTCTCAGAATTAAACAGGGTCCGGCCAAACGCCATCTTTATGAATCCTAGGAGTCTAGAACAACTCCGCAGAAGCCGCATCCCGGTTAATGCGATCGGTAGTCCCGTCCCTCTGCCGGACAATTTTATGGGAATCCCAATCTTTAATACCATTAACCTGATTAACGGTGAAGAGAAACTTAAAGCTGCCTAATTTAAGGGAGGACTAACAAAATGTTGAATGCACATAAACAGTTTAAAGACGCTCTCTTGAGCGTCTCGGTGGCAATCCCGGCTGAGGGCAAAAGTGTCGCGTCTGACGTGATTATTTTGCACGAAGGTCGGAAAGCGCAGGGTCAGGAGGTTCTGGTTGAGTTCCCCGTACTGCCTGACTTAGCAGAGGAAAAGAGAGTCCAGGTTTGGTTGGAGCACTCTGACATTGGTCAAAGATCTGTTGATAACCAAGGACTAAAACCTCCGGGAGGCGTCAACCCTCCTGATGAATTGCCATCAAAACCACCTAAACGAGATCCCAAGCCGGACCCAGAGCCTCCGAAAGAGCCGAAGAAAGATCCGAAAAAAGATCCGGAACAGCCTGAGGACCAGGAACCGGACGGCGAACCACAGGACGTGAGTCCGTGGGAGAGGGCGCTGAATGCAGGTCTGGTTTTAGTCACTGGCCCTCAGGTAGCGGCAGTAAAACAGTATCTACCGCTCCCGGTCGACATCAAAAAATACATCCGCGCAGTTGTCAGCGTTGACAAAGGTGCTGGTGATAACACGGGGTTGGTTACTGTTTCATTGGTTTTTTAAACTTGGATGCATAGGTAACCACGCAGCCCCTGACTGGTTTTGACTGCCAGTCGGGGGTTGTTATTTAAAGTCATGAGCCTCTTCGACAAAAAGATGAAGGCGGGCTTCTTCAAGCTGCGCGATGTAGGTGGAGAGACCAGAGAGTTTGCGGTCGCAGACGGCGCGGGTGGTAAACGCGTATTCACTGCACACGTCATTTGGGCTCAGGATACGATGAAGCGAGACTCTGTTGCTAATGCTCACGGAGTCTATTTCGCAGATGTCCAGTGCACGTTTAATCAGTGTGACCTACCCAGAATCCCGACGGAAGGCGAGTACATAGAGAGTCCGCGACACATCAAATATGAAATTGTGGATGTGACGGTTGGTAGTGGTGTGATCACGTTAGCTCTACAGAAAAAGACTGAAACCGGATATAGGTAAATGATTGTCTTTGATGCCAACGACCTAAAGCGAGCGTTCGAGGAACTCAAGCATCTACCTAACGCGGGTGGTAAGGCCGTCTCAGCTACGATTAACAAGGGAGTAGATAAAACTAACACTCTGGTTAAACGGTACATCGCTAAGGAATATAACCTCCAAAAGAAGGATGTAGCCAAGAATATCAAGGTAACTCGATCGACGTGGAACATCTGGAAATTCCAGAACTCTCACGGGAGCCTAGGCTACCTAACGGGTGGTGTATACCTCATGGGGCACAGGATCGGATGGGAAGTGATGGGAATGGAGCCAGAGGACGTGCCTAACCAGCTTGGAGTTAAGATCGCGGACAGGCCGAGAGTATCTATTCAGATCAAGAAGAGTAAAGGGAATCGAAAGGTATTTGAAAAAGGCGTTTTCATTGCCAGGGTGAAGGCGGGAGCGCACGGCAGTCACGTAGGCGTGTTTATTAGAGGCACTGGAAAGTACAATCGCAAGGCAAGGCACAGGATCGAGCGTAAGAAAGGCCCCTGGCCAGGTAGGTCAGGAAAAGAGAGGCTGCTAACAACGGAACTACCGATTAAGGCCATGAAGACGATCGCCGTTCCAGAGATGATGACTGCTCAGAAGGTCTCGGACAAGATCAAGAAGGGAGTATTTAGCTACATGGACAAGGTTCTAACTGGGCAGATAGAAGCATTCCTGGAAGGCAAAAGGAAATAACATGCGATCTATAGCGTTCATCGAAGAAGTACTCGTCAAAAGAATCAAAGAGTGGACCAAGGACGTCGTCCTATTCACGGGGGTGAAGAATCTACAAGGTGAAAAGCTGACATCGACACCCCGCGTCTATAATGGATTTCTGCCGATTTTAATGACCGGGGAGATAGACGAGAGTCTACCGAAAATGTTCCCCCACATTGTGGTCCAGTTGTCGAAATGTCATTACAATTTTGAGGCTGGACAGGCTGAGGTGCGTATTATGATCGGCTGTTGGGACGACGCGGATGATCATTCAGGTTACCAGGACGTTGTTAATTTGTTCCAGATTCTAGTTACTGGCCTCTATACAGAGCGGCATATCAACGACGAATTCCCGCTGGCTGGCCCTGTCAGTTGTGAACTCCAACAAGGGACTGAATTAGCCCCAATGTTTTTCGGCACGTTGACAGTTACCCTAGATGTAGAAACGCCTTCATCGCGGTTCGACGCGGTGCTGCACGGCGGATAAAATTATGAAAGATCTAAAGAAAGAGTCTGTAAAAACAGTGATCTATGTCGGTCCCAACATCGGGCACGAGCTGCAAAAATTCCGTGTTTTCAAAGGCGGTGTCCCAACCATGTTGACACCGCTCTTAGAAGAGAAACCAACATTGAAAAGCTTATTTATCGACGTAGAACAGTACCCACAGGCGGCCCGGGATTTAAGGGACCCCAACTCAGCAATTTCGACCTTGTATATCAAATCACTAATTAACTCTCATGGCTAACACACTCAATTTCCAGCACGGATCTACGTGGCGATCGACTCCTAGCAGTGTCGGAGCCCCTCTCACACCGGATGGGGTCATAGTCTCGTTCGGGACGGCCCCTGTACACAGGCT